GCGTCTCTTCCGCTCCCCTCGGGCGCGGCTACGTCGGCTTTGCAGACCACGGGCAATTCCTATCTTTCGACCTTAGCCGGCGTTGTATCGAGAGGCGCGGCGGCAATCTCCGCAGCGTCTCTTCCGCTCCCCTCGGGCGCGGCTACGTCGGCTTTGCAGACCACGGGCAATTCCTATCTTTCGACTCTGGCCGGCGTTGTATCGGGAGGCGCAGCGGCAATCTCCGCAGCGTCCCTCCCGCTCCCCGCAGGCGCGGCGACGTCAGCCAATCAGGCGACTATGATCACCGCCATCAATCAGTTGCATACCGACTTGATTGCGCCGCTTCCTTCGGGAACCAATTTGATCGGGGCGGTCAACCTCGACATTGCCGGCGCGGCGGTCTCACAAACCAATCCGGCATATACGTCGCCTTCGACGGCTCAAGGTTCGACCACGGCCGGCCAATATGGCAACTTGACGCTTGCCGCCGTCACCACCGCCGCCCCGTCCTACACGACCGCTCAAAGTTCACCCTTGTCGCTCACCGTAGCGGGCGCGCTTCGTGGCGACATGTCGTCCTACGCGGGAACGGCCCTTACCGGCACCGTGACCGCCTATGGGACGGCTCCGTCCGGAAACGTGTTCGGCGTCAATGCGGCGATCACGCAGGGCACGCTGACGACCGTCAGCACTGTCACTTCGTTGTCGCAAATTGCGGGCTCCGTCCCGCAAATGAACATCGCCAACGGCTCGACCAACAAAGAAGTCGGCGTTTCGGTGGCGACCGCCATTTCGCAGACCGACGTGAGCGCGGGCGCTTTTGCTGGCGCGGGCAGGGTCAACGGTACGATCATCGCTTCGGCGGCCGGCTCGGGCGCGTGGGTATCGGCCGAAATTAACGTTTCGACCTTGACGCTCGGGACTGCGACAGCGGTCTTTGCGATTCTTCAGGAAAGCCGCGGCGGTTCCAATTTCTCGGACATTTGGACTTCTGATCCGATCACCACCACGAGCACTGTCTCCATGCCGGCGCTCCCTGTCGGCGGCCGGCGACGGTGGTCTTTCTTCTCTTGTGGCGGAACGTCCACCACCGTTACGGCCACAATCACCGCTCTCGAATTGCCCCCAATGGCCGCGCCTTTGGTGCGCCAGGCGCGCGACTTCTATGCGGCCACCAACCCGCTTGCCTCGATGTTCAATTCGACGGCGCTCACCGCCTCAAACTTTGTGCTCTCGACCCTCAACAGCGCGACGACGCCGCTTTATGTCGAAGGCACGAAACTCGTCACGGCTTTCATGATCCTAGCCGGCAGCCCGACCGTTACCACACAGCCCGTCGTGACGATGCAAGGTTCTATGGACGGGACTAACTGGTTTACGATCTCGGGTTCGACAATGACCGCGGCGGGGAATGGCATGTATGCCGCATCGGTAGCGAATACCGCTTTCAAGTGGGTCCGTCTTGCGGTCACGACGGCGGCGGCCTACTCCGCCGGCTCTTATACCATCTCGAATATTGGCGTAAACGCGGTGAACTGACAGCCGTATCGACAAGGCGGAAACTTCCCGCTAGTATGGCGCAAAGGTCTATCCGGCTCGAAGGCTCTGAACGATGACGCAAGCGATTCCCGCCTCCCTATTCGTCAGCGTTTCGCCCGGCGTGATCTCCGCCGGCGGATCGGCGCTCGACGTCGTCGGTCTCTTTCTCACCAACTCGACGCAAGTCCCCATCGGAACTGTGATCAGCTTCGCGTCGGCCGCCGCCGTCGGGACTTACTTCGGGCTGGCATCGGCGGAATACGCCGCGGCGGTGGTCTATTTCAACGGGTTCGACAATTCGCCCAAAAAGCCCGGCGCGGTCAAATTCGCCCAATACAACACTGTCGCGACATCCGGGTATGTGCGCGGCGGGGCGATCACCCTGGCGCAAGTCCAAGCGATCACCAGCGGCACGCTCTCGATCACGCCCGACGGTGGCGCGGTCAAAACGTCGAGCTCGCTGAACCTGTCAAGCGCGGTTTCGCTTTCGGCCGCGGCGGCGACAATCACGGCGGCCTTCACGTCTCCCGGCTTTGTCGTCACCTACGACAGCCTTTCCGGCGCATTCGTCGTTACGTCCAATTCAACCGGCTCGACAAGCTCCATCGTCGTCAGCGCGGGCGCGGTGGCCACCGCTCTTAACCTCACCGCGGAGACCGGCGCGGTCACTTCGCCAGGGGCGGCCGCAGCGACGCCGGGCGCATTCATGTCGGCGTTGACGACCATTTCGCAAGATTGGGTCAGCTTCAGCACGCTTTGGGAGCCGGTCACTTCAGACGGCCTGGCTTTCGCTAATTGGACAAGCGGGCAGAATAACCGATACGCGTTCGTCGCGTGGGATACCGACGCGCAAGCCTACGTCAATAACTCGACAACGTCTCTCGCCTATCTGGTCAAGGCGGCCAACGACTCGGGCACGATCCTCGTTTACAGCCCGACCAACCTCGCGCTCATGGCCGCGTTCATCATGGGCGCAATCGCAAGCCAAGACTTCACGGCGCTAAATGGCCGCGTGACTTTGGCTTTCCGTTCGCAATCCGGTCTCCCGGCCGACGTGTCGAGCCAGACCATCGCCGCGCAATTGACGCTCAACGGCTACAATTGGTATGGCGCTGTCGCCACCGCGAACCAGGGTTTTACGTTCCTGTCGAATGGCCAGATCAGCGGGGTCTTCCTGTGGGTCGATAGCTTCATCAACCAAATCTGGATGAATTCGGCTTTCCAATTGGCGTTGCTGTCTTTGATGACGGCCGTCGGAAATATCCCCTTCAACCCCGCCGGCCGCAATTTGATCGCTTCGGCGCTCAATGATCCGATCAACGCCGCGGTGCGCTTTGGCGCAATTCGGCCGGGGGTCACGCTGTCGGCTCTGCAAGTCGCGGAGGTGAACAACGCCGCTGGCTTTGACATCGCGACCACGATTCAAGCGCGCGGGTGGTATTTGCTGATCCCGGACGTCTCGGCTCAAGTGCGCGCGTCGCGCGGCCCGCAACCCATCACCTTCTGGTACACCGATGGCCAGTCGGTGCAGTCCATCGCCCTCGGATCGTTGGAGATTCAATAGTGGCCACCAATACGATCACAAGCGCCGACTGCACTTTCCTGATCACCATTGCGGGGCTGTTCACTTCGCCCGTGCAGCTTCAAGGCTTCGCCGCGGACCGGGCTTTCGAAACGGCGGCGGTGGACGTCGCAGAGCTTGTTATGGGCGTCGATGGCAACCTTTCCGCCGGATGGGTTCCCTACATTTGCCCCATGACCGTCTCAGTCATGCCTGACAGCTTGTCTTCGACGGTTTTCGAGTCGTGGGCGGAAGCGGAGGTTTCGGGCCGCGTCAAGCTTCGTGCGGATGGCGTTATCGACATCCCCGGCACGGGTCGGCGATACACGCTCACCAAGGGCTTCATGACCAATTACACGCCGATTCCGCCGGCCGCCCGCGTGCTGCAAGCCCGAAGCTTCGGCCTGTCGTGGAACCGCGTTTCGGCGGCCCCGCGCTGACGTGCGAAACAGTAAGGAAATAGTGATCCCGCTCGACGGGCGCGATCTCGGCAAACGGTTCAAGATTACCGAAATGCCGGCGAGCCAGGGCGAAGCGTGGGCGATCCGCGCGCTCACCGCAATGTGTCGCAGCAACGTGGAAATCCCCGAGAGCGTGATCTCCGCCGGATGGGGCGCAATAGCGTTCATGGGCCTTCGCGCCTTTCTGTCGGCTCCCTACGAAGACGTGGGGCCATTGCTGGCGGAAATGATGTCGTGCGTGCAATCGATCCAAGATGCGGGGGTTCGGCCCTTGATCGAAGACGACATCGAAGAGATTGCGACGCGGGCTTTTTTGCGTGACGAGGTGTTCAAGTTACACGCAAATTTTTCCTTGATCGACAGTCTGTTGACTGCCGCCGCAGCGATACCGGACACCGCCCCCGCTACGCCCGAGTCTTGAACGTCCCGGCGTCAATTGCCGCCGTGATCACCGCAAACCTCGCGACGCTCCATGAACTTGACACGGTCTATGGGGTAGCCGATCTTTACCGCCTGGTGGAGATTGCCACCGTCAACGCCTTCAACGAGTGGGTTGCGAGCAATGCCGACCGTCATTGACGCTTTCCTAGTCAAGCTCACGCTTGACGGTTCCGGCTTTGAAAAGGGTCGGAAGGAAAACGACAAATCGCGCAAAGAGCTCAAGGACGGATGGGACAAGACCGGGAAAGACCTGGCAAAGAGCAACCGTGAAATAGCCGACAGCTTCACCAAGATCAGCCGAAGCGCCGCCGGCGTGGTGGCCACGGTGGTGGGCGCTAATGGCCTGGCCGAATACATCGGCAAGACCGTCGTCCAGTTTTCCAACCTCGACCGGGCGGCCAAAGCGGCGGGGCTTAGCGTTTCGCAATTCCGGGCCTTCGGCGACGTCATCGCCAAAAACGGAGGCGACGCCAACGTGGCGCGCGGAAGTGTCGCCGGGCTCGCGTCGCAGCTTTACCAGTGGCGCACCTTTGGGACCGCCTCGACGGGGCTGATCACGGCGGCGCAACAGACGGGCATTCAGTCGGGCGACAACGCGCTAGGGGCCATCGACAAATTCGCCAAATGGGCACAGGGCCGCAATCCGCAAGAAGTCAGCGCGTTCGGCCAAATGCTCGGGCTGGACGAAGCGACTATCGATCAGGCGATGAAAGGCCAGGGCGCGTTGCGCGGGGCCATGTCGGACGCCATGAAAAACCAGCCGTCGCAAGACGCCGTGACCAAGGTTCGCGACCTGCAAAAATCGTGGGCGGACTTGACGCAGGCGGTAGTGGGCGACGCGAATGCGCTCCTAGCCGACTGGTCGCCGGCCATGTCTGGCGTGCTCAAGTTGGTCACGGAGGGCATTCAGAAATTCCCGGAGCTCACCAAAGCGATCCTCTTGGCCGGCGTCGCCGCGACGGGGCTAAGCGGCTTGGGAATGGTGCGTGGGCTTCTCGGGCTAGGCGGCGGTGCGGCCGCGGCCGGCGCGGGGGCGGCAACGGCTGGCGGAGGCATTGGATCGGCGCTTTTGGGCGCGGCGCTGTCTCCGCTCGGCGTGACGGCCGCGGCTGGCGCGATCATCGCCACGCCGACGCAGCTTGCAAACAGCGACCGACCGAACAACCTGGCCGCCCGGAAAGCGGCAATCCGCAATTACCTTTTGTCGCACAATGTCCCCGGATATGCCGTTGACGGCATCGTCGCCGGCATGATGGCGGAAAATGGCGGCCTCGATCCCGGAGCGACCAACCCCACGGCGGCCGGCGATGGATCGCACGCCCATGGGCTGCTGCAACTTACCGGCGCTCGACAGGCGGCATATCGCAAGGCGACCGGCAAAGACTGGGGGTCTTCGTCCATGACGGATCAACTCGCCTGGATGATCCAAGAATTCAACGGCCCGGAAAAACGCGCCTACGGTCGCATTCTCGGGGCCGGCAATGCGCAAGGGTCGATGGCCGCTTACGTCAAAGATTATATGCGTCCGGGCGAAGGCGAAGTCGCGGGCGACCTTATGCGGGGCAATCGCGCGCTCGGGGCCGGGTCGGCCGACGTCACGGTCAACACCGGCCCCGTGACCATCAACACGCAAGCGACCGACGCCGCGGGCATCGCCGCGGACTTCAACGCTGAAATGCTTCGACAGTCCATGGCCGCGCAAGCGAACACGGGGCAGACCCCGTGACCACATTCCCTAACATTCCGGACGTTCCTGGCGTTCCTCCGATTGCTCGCCAGGCTGGCGCGGCGCTCGACACGCTGTCGGGCCTTTTTACCGGCCAGGCGAACCTTTCCAACGGGAACCTCGCCGGCCTGGTGGTCGGCACGCTCAGCCAAGCTTCTGGCGTCGTCCAGACCATCACAGGCGCGCTTCGTGGCGTCGTGGACCTGAATACCTTCCAATTCTCTGGAAGCCTGTCGGGGCCGCTCTCTGGCACAATCAAGGGCATCCTGACGGCCACGTCTCTGGACGGGACCACCGGGACGCTTTCCGGAGCGCTTTCGGCATCGATCTCCAATATTGCGGGCAAGCTGACAAATGGCGTTTTGACGAGTGACGCGCCAAGCGCCATCAAATCGGCCGGCCCGCAATATTGGGGAATTTACGATCATGACGGTGCGCCGGTCATTGTCGTCGATTCGGTGGTTGAGCTCGACTTCCGCAAAGAAAGCGACATTCCCGAATACCCCGTCGAGAAAGGCGCGTTCGAAAGCTACAACAAGGTCGAGCGTCCCTACGAGGCGACAATCTCGATGAACAAGGGCGGAT